TTGAGTAATGTTGGCCATACGTACCTTTAATGTACGTTAAGATTTCGTTTAATATTTTATCTTCATTGTATTTCATAATTTATTATAACACTGTTTTGTTTAAAAGTCAATCTGTTTTGGAGCGGACAACTGGTACTGCCCCAATTTCTCTAGCTTGGTAGCTAGAATATTACTTTTATACTATGTCCGCAATTCCTAACCTAACACAAACTATTATAAATGTCAATAGTTTAGGATTAGAATTTCTTTACCTTTGGCCGTACCAACCTTTTTAGAACTGTTTTGTCTATTAAAGGCTTTCTCTTGCCAATTGTATTTTGATTTAGGAAACCATTTAGATAATAAAGGAAAATCATAATAAGACAAAGCAAATTTACCTTTTATGGATTTCAATGTTTCTGATAATTTTAAGTGTTCATCGTGGCCAAATTCTTTAGTATAATAATCTTCCATATTAAAATATGGTGGATCACAATAAAAGAATGTATATTTACTATCATATTTTTTAATACAATCAGCATAAGATAAATTCTCTATGTTTGTTATATTATCTATTTTATTTGTGTATTTTGGATTTTCTAGTTTATCTATAAATTGTTCATACTTAGATTTATAGATACCTTTTAAATCTACAAATTTAGCCTTTTCAATTGTAAGACCACTAAACGTTTGTGTTTCAATATACATATACTTAGAAGCTGTTTCAACATCTCCTAATTCTAAATCATACGTAAGTGGTACTAATTCATTATGGAATTTTTCAAATAAATTTCTTAGTTGTGGTTTGTATGATTTTAGTTGTTTTATAAATTCTGATCTATGATTCTTGGCACAATGAAATACGTTTGTTAAGTATCTATTGTAATCGTTATACACATTATTATTGGCGTTTATATTACCAACAAAGTAAACCCAAAAGGCACCACCAAATGGTTCCACATACGTATCGTGTTTAGGAAAGTAACCTGATATCCATTTTGCTTGAAATTTTTTACCACCTAGATAGGAAAACATAATTCATTATACAATAAAAAAGGCCGAAAGTCAATCCTTCGGCCTTTAAAAAAATTATAATAATACGAATTTGTCCATATTATGTTCACTAGAAATAGCTGGTAAAGCAGCATATAAAACAAATGTACTATTAACCTTAGGAGCTATACCTTTTTTATTACAAAAAAATGCCTCAGCATAGTTGTCAAGGCCAGTATTAAAAAATTCATTATGTTCCTCTATTAAATCATTATATTGTTTTACTAAATCTTTTGTTGTAGCTGTGCCTGTTAAAGTACCAGTATGTAAAATAACTCTAACTGTTTTTCCTTTAAAAGCATTCATAGACATTAATTTACCTACAGCATAAAGACTTTTAGCTGGTACACTACAAGATATTACAATATATAAATTTTTATTTTGTTCCTCTTTAGTTTCTGATAAATTAAGATAGATTGGAGAATTTTTAGGTAAACCACAATATGTATTAGTTTTTTTATAATAATCATATACTTTTGTAAAATTATGATTTGTCATCCATTCATCTATTGTTTCAGGTCTCCAAGAATAAATTTGAGGTGATAAATGAGCATTATTATATATAGATTGAGCTAATTGATCTTTTTTGCTTTCGGTAAATACTCCATTTCCTACGGCGCCAAATAACCAATTTCTTATATCTTTTAATTTTTTAGATAACGAACCTTCTAAAATTAGTTGAGATGCTACGTGAATAACGTCTGCTAACGTAGCTGTTCCATCGGGAATACCTGTACAATTAAATTTTAAACTTTGTGTTTTAAAAGTATAATTATCTTTTACTATATAAGTAGCAACAATAATATTTTGAACAACCGTATTATTTTTTAATATTTTTGCTCTTGTTCTACCATTTATAATAGTATATTGTTTATTTCCGTCCTTTTCTATAACTCTTACTTGTACAGGAGGATACCTTAATTTAAAACCGTTAGTTAAAATATCATTTTTTATTTCAGCATATTTTGGATTATCTGTGAGTCTAGCTGTTTGACTTCCATATGTTTTACTTAAATCAGAATCTAATTCGCTTAAGTTTATGATTTCAAAACCATTAAAATCTATCCCTTCTGGCAAATCATCACCATATAATTCTGGCCAAGCTTCTAAGCTTACTATATTTTTTAATGTTTGTAAATTTTCTTCCGTAAATCTTTTAGATTTATTAACATCAACAAAAATATGAGAAAATACATTATTAGTTTTATTTATTGAATTGTTAATTGTTTGTCTTGATTTTGTCAATTGATCTAAACTATTTTCTATATTTAATAGTCTATTTAAATTGGTTACTGTGCTGTTCATGTTATCTTTCTGCCATTTAATTTTTGGCTTTTAAGTTTATTTAATTTTGTAAACAATACTAATTATTTTAAGTTTTATTTGTTTACACATACAAATTTTTATATGATACTATTAAGATAACATAGGTGGCCAGAAAAGTCAAGCAATCCTGGCCACATATTAAAAACTATTTAATATCAATAGTTCTTGGTTTTTTTGTTTCAGGTATAATCTTCTCTAATGATACCTTTAATAGACCATCTTTTAATTCAGCGCCTTTGATTTCTACATCTTCAGCGATTGTAAATGATCTTTCAAAGTATCTTTTAGCGATACCTTTGTACAGTGTATTATCTTTAACGTCCTCTTTATCAGATTTTTTAGATTTGATAGTTAACTGTCCATCTTCAAAGGTTACATCTATATCTTTTTTATTGTAACCAGCAAGAGCCACTTCAATATCGTATTTGTTCTTAGATGTTTCTACAATATTGTATGGTGGATAATTTACTGTTGGGACTCTTAATCCAAAGTCGTCATTTAGCATTGACTCAAAGTGGTCAAATACATTATTAAACCCTATGGATAAAGGTCTTAGTTGATTGAATATGCTTAATTGTCTGTTCGTCATTTTTTCTCCTTTTGTTAAGCAAGTTAAAATTGAAAGCCCACTATTGGCACTTTCAATATTATTTATATAGTCATTAGACTATACTTTGTCAAGTGGTAGTTTGTTTATCACGGAGTAAACTACCAAACACCGATTTGCTGATCCTTTAAGTAGGATCAATCTTTTTAACACCGATCAGGTCTTATGAGTTGCCTAATCTATAATATATTTAGTTTCAAATATAATGTTAAAACTAGTAACCTCTTATATCTCTCATCAACTTTTGCTTTTTATTAAAGTTAGCTCGCATTTCTTTTGCTTTTCTAACTCTTTTTTCTGATGGTTTTTCATAAGTCTGTTTCATTTTGTACAGTCTTAAAACGCCATCTTTAAGCATTTTCTTTTTAAGAATACGCATCGCTTTTTCAACGTTGTTATTCTTAACTTCTACTTTAAGTCCCAATTAAATATACCTCCTTAAGGTGTTAAGAATGGCCATTATTGGCCATTCAGGACTATTATAATGGATTTTGAAAGAGTAACTATTTAAATAGCTACTGCTTCCTCCTCACCATCATTGGAATCCGTTTGAGATTGAGCGGCAACTTCTGACTGTCTTTGAGATTCTATGATCTGGTCAGCAGTAGCTCCTGCATCAACTTTAGTGTATAAATCTACAAATGAAGTTTTAGTATCTTCATCAAATCTATTTGTACACAATTCAATTGCTTTTACTTTATTACTAAAGATTGAGTACGCTTGTACTATATGTACTAATCTTCTTGTGGAAATAATCTCATCAACACCACCTTCAAAATAGGTTTTTCTGATGACATCAGCCCACGTAACAAGTTTATTTACATAGTTGGTATCTTTTTTACCTGTTGATTCTAAAACATTGTTTAATATTTTTTCTTCTGTTTTAGTATTAGGATACCTTTGTTCAAATGTAACTGGAAATCTTTCAAGGAAAGCTTCGTTAAGAATATTGGTACCGATAAACTTACCATCTTCTGAACCTTGACCTTTAGTATTGGCAGTCGCCACTACGTTAAAGCCATCTTTTGGTTTTACAAATTTGTTAATCTTTTTAACAAATACACCAGAGCCTTCTAAGATAGGTTGTAAACACATAATCTTATTTGAAGCTAAGTCAATCTCATCTAATAAAAGAAGAGCGCCTCTTTCCATTGCTTCAATAACTGGACCGTTCTGCCATACAGTTTGGCCATCTTTTAATCTATAACCACCTAGTAAGTCATCTTCGTCGGTTTCAATTGTCACGTTAACTCTAATACATTCTTTTTTGGCTTCGGCACAAGCTTGTAATACGGACATTGTTTTACCGTTACCAGATAAACCTGTAACAAACACTGGATAAAATTTACCAGATTTGATAATAGATTTAATATCAGGATAATTACCGAATGGTACAAACGTAGCATCTTTTTTAGGAACAATGTCGCCTGTTAAAGAAGAAACTATATAAGCGGCTTCCTTTCTAATTTCAACATTATCGTTAGTTGATTTAACAGCTTCAGTTTTTTTCATATCACCATCAAGCGGTAATTTGAAAGTAGCTTTGTCAACTTTGTAATCTTTATTTTTAATTAACCACTGTGGAGCATACTTACAACCAAATTTTTTATTTGCTTGTATTAGTTCCTGTTTAGTTAACACCTCTTTATTAAATAGGCCATAGGCGTACTTAACATATTCACGTTGTTTGTTGTTTAGCATAATATAATAGTCCTTTTGTTATTGTTTATATGTCCATAATAACATATGATTGTGTCATCATTGTGTCATTATGTGTCATTTTTTAAAGAAAAAACCCTTTAGATTCATANNCTTAAACGATTTGTTCAATAAATTTGTTTAATAATACTCTGGAATACAATCTATTTTTCATAGATTTAGTAAAGATTCGTTTTATTTCACTAGTAGTATTACCACTATTAAGAGTACTTAAATCGGCGTTTTCAATATTCATATCTTTAGCATTAACAACATAGTAAGAGTTATAACCATCTTTAGATATTTCTAATACTTTGTCTTTTAAAAACTGTTTTCTAAGTTTTTCAAAATTTGAATTGTATTGTGTTTTACCATTTTTGTAAGTATATTCATCTACAAATTGGCCAAAACCATTCTTGTTAACTCTTTTGGTTAAGTAAAAACCAATTGTAGTAACATTGTATTTTGATTGTAATATTTTTAATAATGAAGCCGTAAATGCTGTTCTACTATTATTATAACGTCTTCCGTCGTTACCAACTATTGTCGTATATGTTTTTTTACCCTCTTTAATAACTGTTTGAGCGTCATATCTACTATTAGATTTATTATAAGATTTAGAAGTATCATAAGTAAAAGCAGCAATATCACTATTTGATTCACCATCAGTAAGAGTAATAAATGATAGTTTTTCTACTTTATATTTTGCTTGAAATAAAGGTATTAATTTATTACACATTATAATTGCTTCATTTAATGGTGTTGATGTTAAATGATAATTTTGTTCTACTGGAATAGGGTATCCTTTATCAGCAATATTTAAATCAGAATAAGAGTAATTTCTATTAAAATAACTGGCCATTGAATAAAGGTGTAATAATGATTCGTGTAATATTGTTTTTTTCATTCTATGACTAGCAACATTTACTAGTTGAGATTTTTCAGCCATCACGTTACCATTTTTTAATTTAAAATATTCTTTAGTATCGTCTTTTTTGTTTTGTACATCTTTAAACAAATATACTTCAAAAGGTATATTAATTTTTTGACAAAACCAAACTAGATTACATAATTGGTGTACAG